GAAGGAAAATAAAACTACTGTTTTCAATGTTGATGGCCTAATAAGTTGTTTTCATTGTTGATGCTAGACTACCTCATTTTGATTATATTATCTGCATCTTACTCATTTTACTGATACGTTGTTTTCATTGTTGATGCTAGACTACCCCATTTATGGGAAGGAAAATAAAACTACTGTTTTCAATGTTGATGGCCTTCGTGAAATGATAAGATTATTAAACCCTTTAATTTAAGAAAAACAATTAATTTTAGTCAAGGTGTTAATAATCCTACTTTGATTTTATTCGGAAATATCAGAATTGATTATTTGAAACTTTTTAAATTGTAATTTGTGATGATACAGGTACTTCGCTTTTCTCGTGAGACGGAAAAGATTTTGAAGTTTGAGACGCATTATATAAATATTCGAAGTTCATTATATTAACTCCAACAGTCTTAGCCAGGCTATGATAGACGATGACGGAGCTTGTGATATAATTGAATTAGATAAACTGAGTTGGCGATGAGTTGGTTATACCCTCTTCTCAGGTTTATATATTGTTTATTAAATGGAGATTAGTATCCGAGGTCAGCAAATTGTGATGATTCTTGTGGATTTTAATTATAGTTCTGGTATGGATGGATGAATGATAGACAATTTTATTTGACTGCAAACAAAGTTTGTTGACTAAAGGAAAGACTTTTGACAATATGAAAGAATATTGACTGTTGGAAAGACAACACTAATGAATCAAAATGTCAATTAAGCAACACTTGATTCCTAGTCTCACTGCTGAAGATTTTGTGTCAACTCTTAAGTTGATTGCTGATGCCGAACACTTGGATGTGACCTATATTTTGACCCGAACTCCTTCACCGGATAATATTCCTACGTTTGAATGCAAGTGCTTTTATAAGCATTTTTATGTACAAACTCACGGACATGGTAAGAAAAAGCCTAAGCAATATGCTGCTCAGCGTATGCTTTTGTTATTATCTGGTGATGTCGAAACTAACCCTGGTCCTGTCTTCTCGCGCCCTTTACAATATCGTAATAACGACCCAAGATATGTAAAGTTGGAAAACGCGATTATACGACGGGATCATAAAATACAAACTCTTTTGCGCGAACTTCGTCGTTCTATTAAGAATGAAAGGATTTATTCACAAGGTTTTCTTGGGGATATTCGAAACGCGACTAAAGAAGGCACCAAAGGGCTTGATGAAATGAACGGAAATTTGACTCGCATTTGCGATTTCTTGGAAAATACTCTTCCCGGATTGCAAGCGAATATACAAGCTACAATTATTGATTCTACCGACAAATGTAATACAATTAAAGAAGATGTTATCAAAATATTGTTGGTAATACTATTGGTTAAACTTCTTATGGAATGGAAGAAATACAGAGCAGCACTATGTGTTATACTTGTTTTTGTTCTCCGTTTTTATGGGTTTGATCAAAAAGTTATTGACTTAATTATGGAAGTTAAAACTAAGATATGTTCTCAAGGATTTGTTGAAGATCAAGTTGAGGATTTGATTTATCATCCTTGGTTTCATACTTGTGGTAAATTGATTTTTGCTGCTATTGCTTTCTTCACGATTAAGAAGATCCCCGGAAAACAAGATTGGGATACTTATATTTCTCGTTTAGACCGAATTCCAAAATCTATTGAAGGAGCCAGAAAAATTACTGATTATTGTTCAGAATATTTTAATATGGCCAATGATCAAATTAAAATGATGGTTCTTGGGAAGACTAAAGAAGAGTTGCAACGAGCCAACGGTTTGTATGGTGAGATCCAAAGTTGGTCACAGGAAGTGCGCTACCATTTGGAACTTGAACAGCGTGATAAAATTGATACAGATATTGAAACTGCTAACAAAGTTGAACAATTATATTATCGTGGTTTGAAGTATAAAGCTGAACCACTACTCAGTACAGAAATGTATCGATTAGTTACTGCCACAATGTTACCCGCTAAACAATTGTGGGAATATGTTGCATGTTCACCCGTTAAAGGTGGAGGACCGCGTATGCGTCCTATTTGCGTATGGCTCGTTGGAGAATCTGGAGTTGGCAAGACAGAAATGGTTTATCCGTTATGTATTGATGTTTTGCGCGAAATGGGCATGATTAAGAAAGAGGATTTCCACCATCAAGTTTATGGTAGACAAGTCGAAACTGAATATTGGGATGGTTATAAAGGTCAAAAGATTGTCATTTATGATGACGCTTTTCAGATGAAAGATGACAAAACATCGCCCAACCCAGAATTATTCGAAGTTATTCGTTCTTGTAACTCTTTTCCACAACATCTACATATGGCTGCATTACACGATAAAAATACTTTTTCTTCTGCTGAAATGTTGTTGTATACGACTAATGACTACAACGTTAAAGTCGAATCATTAACTTTCCCGGATGCTTTCTTTAATCGTATGGGTGATATGGCTTATAGAGTGAGTCCTAAAGCGGAATATGGTATTCGTACCCCAAGGGGAAACTCTGGTACTTCATATTTGAAATTGGATAAAACCAAGTTAGATCCCACCAAAGCCATAGACTTGTCTATATACGAATTCCAACGTATTATTCGAGATAAAAGCAGTGATGCTGGCTGGGTGGAAAGTGGAGAACCTATTTCATATTACGAATTTGCCGCAACTGTGTGTAAAAAGTGGCGGGAAGAAAAGCATAAGTCAATCAACACGTTGAAATTCTTAAGTGAATATGCTACTCGAGCGCCAGATGCTATTCGAGCACAAGTTGAATCTGAGTATGAAGATTGTGTTGATGAGTTTGACAAAGATTATTTTGTCAATGATATTGCACGTCGTATTAAAACTGAAACTCTCGAGGAAATAGAGTATGATTACGCACGCAACACTAATATTTTTAAAGCCTATGCGACTTTTAAGAAGCAAAACAAAGAGTTGACTATTTGGGACAAATACATGATGGACTTGGATGGACAACTTACTTTGTGTAAAGAATATTTACAAACAAAGTATGAAGAAATCAAACGGGTTCTTTCTGAACATCCCATTTTATCCGCTCTAGGTATGATTAGTGTTGCACTCTCAGCATTAGCTATGTATCGTTGGTTTTCTTCATCGATGGGCGCGACTGCTGAAGTTAGTGTATCTGGTGATGTCAAAACTGTTCGATTACCCAAAAAGATAGTTGAAGTTGGAGTTTCCGGAGATGCCAAGACGCAAAAGGTAGTTAAGCCTATAGTTGAGGTTGATTACAATGTTTCTTGCGATGAATGTGGTCTTCACAAACCTTCGGCTTTTAATACAATGACAGAGGAAGAATTCGATACTTGTACTTACGAAGACTTGAATACTGAACAAAAACGTGAATTGGCTGTGTTTGCCGCTAAAGATTCTATCATTGGTAAATTTTTGCTTAATCGCGATCGGAAGAAGAAGGTTGGTGTATGGGCTGAAGTTGCACGAACTGAAGTAGGAGTTTCTGGAGATGTGAAAACTAACAAAGTGGGCGTGAAACGTGTTGAAGTTGAATATGAAAAACTGAATGAAATAGCACAAACGCAAGGTTGCTCCGATGAAGCCGCTCAGAATCTGGTTGTTGATGTATTTCAAAAGAATACTTATCGTATGTCATATTTTCGAGGAGATAAAAGGTGCCAACTTGGTAATTGCACGTTTATTCGTGGTTGGTCTTTTATTATGCCTTATCACTTTATGCAAGCTCTATTTGCGAGAAAGTTACCTCCAAGCACTATTATTGCTTTTTCTCAACAAATGTCAGAAGATTTGATGCAAATTCCTTTGTCTCATTTCTTTACTGCAGGTGTTGATAATTTCTATTTAACTGATAATTGCGTACGAATGCCTCTTAAGAATGGTGAATTTAGAGATTGTGTGTTAATAAATTTGCATGCTCGTATGTGTACACCACACCGCGATCTGGTGAAACATTTTGTTCTCACTTCCGATCAGGGTAAGCTCAAGGGCTCTTTTAGTGGAGCTATGGCTACATTTCATGTTAACAATATGGGTTTGTACAGAGTTTACAATTGGCTGAATGCTGTTCGTCCTTGTGACAAGAAGATTGAGATCTTCCATCCCGAAGATGGTTTTGAATATCCAGAAGAATCTTACATCCAACGTGATTGTTACGAATATAACGCACCTACACGAACGGGTGATTGTGGTTCTTTGATTGGTTTGTACAACAAATACTTGGAAAGGAAAATTATTGGTATGCATATTGCGGGTAATGATGCTGAGGAACATGGTTATGCGTGTCCTTTGACTCAAGAATGTCTGGAATCTGCATGTCAAGCACTCATCAATAAGAATAGGAAAAATATTTCCTCTCAATTTTATTATGAGATGCCTACATTGGTCAATCCATTGGAGGATAGTAATGTTCCTGAAGGGAAATTCTGTGTGCTTGGAAAATCATCAATTAGAGTTGGGCAGGCTGTTAATTCCTCTATAATTCGTTCTCGAATTTATGGGAAGTTGTCTACTCCTACAATGAAGCCAGCACTTCTTAAACCAACGATGTTGAATGGCAAGGTTCATAATCCCCTTTTGTCGGGGCTTAAGAAGTGTGGTGTTGACACTGCAGTTCTGAGTGATGAAGAGGTATTGAGTGCTTCACAAGATGTTTGTCGTGTGATGCTTAATCAATATAGTAAGAATTTGGATAAGGCTAAATATCAACGAATTTTGACTTATGAAGAAGCAATTCGTGGAACGATGGACGATGAATTTATGTGCGCTATTAATCGTACTACTTCTCCAGGTTTTCCTTACTCGATGATGACAAAGAGCGCGCCTGGGAAACAACACTGGATGGGTTCTGGTAGTGAGTTTGATTTTACTAGTCCTGCTGCGTTAGCACTAAGGAAAGATGTTAATCAACTGATCGAAGATTGTGCTAATGGTAAAGTTTCCAATGTTATATTTGTAGACACTCTAAAAGATGAACGTCGCGAAATCGCAAAAGTGGACATTGGGAAAACTCGTGTGTTTTCTGCTGGTCCACAACATTTTGTGGTTGCTTTCCGTCAATATTTCCTGCCCTTTGCTGCTTGGCTTATGCATAATCGCATATCGAACGAGGTGGCAGTGGGTTCTAATGTGTATTCTACTGATTGGGAACGCATTGCTAAACGTCTTAAAACTAAGGGAAGTCATGTTATCGCTGGAGACTTTGGTAACTTTGATGGTTCTTTAGTGGCTCAAATTCTTTGGGCTATTTTTTGGGATATTTTTGTGCCTTGGTTAGAACAGTTCAATGATTTAGAGAGCGCAGAAGGTGAACGTGTTTTGCGCATTTGTCTTGGACTCTGGACACATATTGTTCATTCCGTACATATTTACGATGATAACGTGTATATGTGGACTCATTCCCAACCCTCTGGTAACCCGTTTACAGTTATTGTCAACTGTTTGTATAATTCGATTATTATGCGCATCTCTTGGATAAGAGTCATGGAAAAATATCAACCAAAGCTCAAATCGATGAAATGGTTCAATGATTATGTTGCGTTGATTACTTATGGAGATGACAATGTGTTGAATATTGATTCTAAAGTGATCGGGTGGTACAACCAAATTACCATTAGCGAAGTGATGGCAGAAATGAAACACGAATATACTGATGAAGCCAAGACTGGTGAAATTGTGAAATCGAGAAAATTGGATGAAGTTTTCTTTTTGAAACGTAAATTCAAATTCTCAGACGAATTACAACGGCATGTGGCTCCATTGAAGATTGAAGTTATCTATGAAATGTTGAATTGGTCCCGACGATCAATTGATCCTGATGAAATTCTAATGGCTAACATAGGAACAGCGTTTCGTGAAATCGTGTATCATGGAAAAGAAGAATATAACAAACTAAGATCAGCTATATTGAAGCTGAAGGTACCTCAGGAACTTCCTGAAAATCCTCAAATTTTGACATACAGTCAATATCTGCATGATATCGAACATCTTGCAGACCCTTTGTATGACTTTTGACTAAGATGTGATCTTGTTTTCCTATACAAATTTGAGAGGTTAATAAAAGGAGAATATTGCTATCTTAGAATATGGGTGGGCTATTTAGTCTTACTTACCCAGGATGCCCAGTGGCAGCCCCACAATATCCAGGGAACCCTCTCTGCGTTCTTACAGTTTAGGTTGACTATAGAACTAAGAAATCAACCTGCTAACTTTCAAACAAACAATAACAATGTCGAAAATCAAGATAAAGAAGTTACTTCCGAGCAAAGAGAAATTGTACATTTTTCTAGTGAGGGAGTTGCCCCTTCGACTAGTGCCGTCCCTGATATCGTCAGTCTTTCTACATCTTATTTAGATATGACGACTCGGGAGCAGCGTGAACATAATATTAAGGACTTTCTTTCTCGACCAATTATTATACAAACTGGACTTTGGTCCACTTCGCAAGCTACTGAAACACAATTATATACTCAAAATTTCCCTGAAGCATTAATTTCTAATGCTATGTATCAAGAAAAATTGCGAGGTTTTGTCGGTTTACGCGCTACTTTGGTGATTAAAGTTCAAGTGAATTCCCAGCCTTTCCAACAGGGTAGATTAATGTTGCAATATTTTCCTTACGCTCAATATATGCCTAATAGAGTGAGCTTGGTTAATGCCACGTTGCAAGGACGTTCCGGTTGCCCCCGAACTGATTTGGATCTTAGTGTTGGTACTGAAATTGAGATGCGTATTCCATACGTCTCCCCACATGTATACTACAATTTAATTACTGGTCAGGGATCTTTTGGCGCTATATATTTAGTCGTATATAGTCAACTAAGAGATCAGCTTACTGGAACTGGTTCTGTTGAATATACTGTTTGGGCACACTTGGAAGATGTTGATGTTCAGTATCCAACCGGTGCTAACATTTTTACTGGTAGTTCACCAAATTTTGCTGCTATTGGGCAACAAATTTCTTCCGGTAATTTTACTGAATCAGATATGCGTACTTTGTGGAATACTAAGGCTTATTCTAAACCACCCGATAAAATTTTTGCTCAGGTTGCTTCCGAATTAAAACAACTCAAAGATAATGCTTCTCCATCAATTGGTTTGGGACAGGTTTCTGAGGGACTCTCGACTTTATCTAGGATACCTATACTTGGAAATATGTTTACTAGGCCAGCTTGGATTTCTTCTGCAGCTTCTAATATCTTTAAACATTTAGGTTTTTCTAAACCCTCTGTTCAAGGATTACCCTGCGAATCAAAGCTGCGTGGTCAGGTTCGTATGGCGAACTTTGATGGTGCAGACAATTCACATAAAATGGCTTTATCTTCAACTAATGAAATTGAAACCAAATCTGGTCTTTCAGGTACTTCAGCAGATGAAATGGATTTGTCTCATGTACTTTCTATACCAAATTTTTGGGATCGGTTTACGTGGGCAGCAACGGATTTAACGAATGCAGTTCTTTGGGACAACTTTGTTACACCTATGAAAATTAAACCTTATTCTAGTACTATTCTTGACAGATTTAGATGCACTCATATGGGTTATGTTGCAAACACACATGGTTATTGGCGTGGTTCTATTGTTTATACTTTTAAATTTGTAAAAACCCAATACCATTCAGGACGCTTGCGCATCAGTTTTGTACCTTTTTATTTTAACAACACTATTTCTACTGGTGTTCCTGATGTTTCACGTACACAGAAAGTTATTGTTGATCTGCGAACAGCTACAGAGGTATCATTTACAGTCCCTTATGTTTCTTCTAGACCCTGGATGTTTTGCATTCGTCCAGAAGCTTCATGGTTAGGTACTAACAATAACTTGATGTATAATGCTGTATCTGGTATAGTTCGCGTTGAGGTGCTGAACCAGTTGGTTGCGGCCAACAATGTATTTCAGTCTATTGACACAATTGTTGAAGTTAGTGGTGGTCCTGATCTTACATTTGCCGCTCCAACTAGTCCTTCATATGTACCATATTCAGGAACTTTTACTGTTGCTCAAGCAAAGGAAGCCAAGAAACAGCACGGAGAAGAGTATGATAATAATATACCCCAAATTGTGCCCACTAGAACTAAACGAGAAGTTGGCGAAGATACAGTAGATATTATTAGGGCGCAAGTGATGGGTGAAGATGAAGCAATACAACGTAATGATGCACAACATGGTGTTCATCCTCAGGCTATTGATATGCATCGAATTGATTCTAATTGGTCTCCCGAGGCACATTGTATTGGTGAAAAGATAATGTCTGTACGCCAACTTATTAAGCGTTTTGGTGCCTTTTTCACAGTAACTTTAACCCCAGTAAATAGAATGATCGGTATAGCACCCTTTTCTGTTGCAACTCCAATTTCTGCTACTTCACTTAGCAAATCAATAACGATGCTAGAATATTATTATTTTATTTATGCTTTTTGGCGTGGTTCAGTTAGAGTTAAATCTATAGCGGAAATTAGAGATCCACGTGCTGTGCCAACTGTGGTGCCTCGAAATTCAGCTATGAATTTTATTGTTGGTATGTTCAATAGTGTGCAAGATTCGTTTGTCACTGTAGTTAACCGTTTTGGTTTAGGTTCGACTCCTGTTCAACTTATTGGTAATCCGACAGGTCCAATGATTAATATGAGTAACTCTCAACAAGTTATAACGACTAATTTAGAAGGCATTATGGAATACGAATGTCCCTACTACAATGTGTCCCATATTTCCCCAGCTACTACTTACACATCTAGTGAACGGCCTATTGAAATTTCAAATGTTCTCAAAGGACATGTTCCTCCAGTTGTGATTACATTGTTCAATCCTAATCCAGTTCCAGATCCCGCTCTTCCCACTACGACAGAAGAGATTGCTATTTCCAATTTTCGTGCTGCAGGTGATGATTATTCTCTCATGTATCTAGTGGGTGTCCCTCCATTAGTTAATGTTTTACGAGATCCGTAGAACAAAACTCCCTTACTATTCCTTTTCCTTTAAAATTTTAGGTGTAGACAAAAATTAA